ATGGCTGTGTTGCAAAAGTATATTGATCAAGGTATTTCAGTAAACACAAGTTACAACCCTGTGTTCTTTGATGACGAAAAGATTCCAATGAGTACCATGTTACAACACATGTTGATGTTTTATAAATACGGTGGTAAGCAACTGTATTATTTTAATACACATGATGGGCAAGGCGAACTTGATGTAAGCAAACTTGTCGGAGAAGCAGAAGAAACACCAATCAATGGTGCACCTGTTGAAGACGATGAGTATTGCGAAAGTTGTGTGATTTAACTTGACATGCTGGTGAGGATATGTTACAACAATAAAAAAGGATAATGATATGAGTGTTTTTGATACTGCTAACCGTGCAGACCATACTAAAGTTTTGGCATTTCTTGATCCAACAGGTGGGCCAACTATTCAGCGTTATGACACGCTAAAGTACAAAAGTTTTGATCAGCTTACTGACAAACAACTTGGTTTCTTTTGGCGTCCTGAAGAAGTTGATATCTATAAAGATGCAAAAGACTTTAAGGGCTTAACCGAACACGAGCAACATATCTTTACATCAAACTTGAAACGCCAAATTCTATTGGACAGTGTGCAGGGACGTGCACCAGTAGAAGCATTTGGTCCTGTGGTAAGTTTGCCAGAACTTGAGAACTGGATCCAAACTTGGACATTCAGTGAAACTATTCACAGTCGCAGTTACACTCATATTATCCGCAATGTATACAGCAATCCAAGCAAGATCTTTGATGAGATGTTGAATATTGAAGAGATTGTAGATTGTGCAGGAGACATTTCAAAGTACTATGACGAGCTGATTGAAATGTCAGGCTACTTCAACTTGTTGGGCGAAGGCACTCACACAGTAAACGGCAAGAAAGTCACAGTTGATTTGTACGAACTTAAGAAGCGCATTTGGCTTACACTTATGAGCGTGAACATTCTAGAAGGTGTGCGTTTTTATGTGAGTTTTGCCTGCTCATGGGCATTTGCAGAGCTGAAGAAAATGGAAGGCAATGCAAAGATTATCAAGTTGATTGCTCGTGACGAAAACTTGCACCTAGCAAGCACACAGATGTTGCTGAAGTTGTTGAAAAAAGATGATCCAGACTATGCAAAGATTGCAGATGAAACAGAAGCAGAATGCGTTCAAATGTTTGTAGATGCAGTTGATCAAGAAAAAGCATGGGCAGACTATTTGTTCAAAGATGGTTCAATGATTGGCTTGAACACCGAACTGTTGTCACAATATGTGGAATGGATTGCAACACGCCGCATGGGCAATGTTGGATTGAAATCACCATACAGCATCAAGAACAACCCGCTTCCTTGGACACAAAAATGGATTTCAGGTGCTGATGTACAAGTAGCACCACAAGAAACAGAAATCACAAGTTATGTATCAGGTGGTACAAAACAGGATGTGAGCACAGACACATTTAAAGGATTTTCACTATGATTTATATTTGGGGTAAACCAGCATGTCCATCATGCCTAAAAGCAAAGGCAATGTGCGAAAAATATAACTATCAGTTCGAATACAGAGAACTAGGAAAAGACTTTGATAGAGAAGAAGTTCTAACAGAGTTTCCAGAAGCACGTACCTTTCCACAGATTGTTGTAAACGGTCTTAAAGTTGGAGGCTACGAGCAATTTGTAAAATATATCGAAGACACAGGCTATAACGGAACAGGATATACCTTATGATTATTGAAACGCCGTACAAGGCAAACGACACAGTTACAGTTAAAACCACAGGCGGCGATGAGATTGTTGCTCGCTTCAAAGAAGAAGATGCTGTTAGTATTACATTAGAAAAACCGTTGGCACTAATGGCAACACAACAAGGCATGGGTCTTGCACCATTTGCATTTACCATTCCACAGGACGCAAAAATCAAACTAAATAAGAGTGCAGTGTTGTTTGTTCACAAAACTGAAAACGATATGGCAAAACAATATGTGACCAGCACCACAGGAGTTCAGTTAGCCTAGGAGTATAAATGCCATTAGCAGCAAGAGAAGACGATACGTGTTCAACAGGACATTCAGGAGACAGTTCAACTAATATTGATACCCCTACTCTTAATAGCACTGTATTCATAGAAGGAAAACTTGCTGCTCGACTCGACGATTACACTGATAGTCATTCTACTGGCTCGGATTCACATACAGCACAGATTAGCAGTGCATCTGAGCATGTTTATATTACAGGTAAAAGGGCAGCACGGTTAGGTGATAATGTTGACAGTGGCTCGATTACTGGTAGCGCAACCTATACCTATATCGGTTGACATCACACAAAACTTATATTATTATACAGCATAGGCAATAAGAAAGGCAAACTATGAATAAGATTATTTTGACAGATTGTGATGGCGTCCTTCTTAACTGGGAATATGCGTTTTGTATTTGGATGGAGCAGCATGGCCACACACAGATTGCAGATGGTAACAAAGAATACAACATCGCAAAACGCTTTGGTATCACAGAAGATATTGGCAAGCAACTTGTAAAACAGTTTAATGAAAGTGCTGCAATGGGCTTCCTACCTGCACTGCGTGATGCTCGTTTTTACGTAAAACGGCTACATGAAGAACATGGATACGAGTTTCATTGTATTACCAGTATGAGTTTGGATCCTAATGCTAAAAAGTTACGTCAAATGAATCTTGATAAGATGTTTGGACCTACAGCATTTCCTGTACTCCATTGCTTAGATACAGGAGCAGACAAAGATGAGTTCTTAGATGAACATTATGGCGATACTGGTTATTATTGGATCGAAGACAAAACTGCAAATGCTATAGCAGGACTTAATGTTGGATTAAATCCTATCTTGGTTGAACATGGTTGGAATATGAATGATGACTTGCTTGTTGGAATCAAGAAGGTAGTTAAATGGAAAGAGATCTACGATCATATTGTAAATGGATGATGATATTCACGATAAGTTGAAATATCTTTTTGCTCTTTATGTACAAGAAAGTGAAAAGTTTGAAAAAGAAGGAGTTAAGGTCAGTGCCGTTAGAGCACGGCAAGCCCTTAATGATTTAAAGCCACTTATTACTCAAAGACGAAAACAAATACAAGATAAGAAAAACGATCTATAAATAAATACACTATAGAGGTTTTGATATGATAACATTAGATTTAAAAACAACACAACAAATTGCAGGATGGATTGAACAAGAGTATCTAGTTAGTCCTATTTCTATATCTGAAACAAAAATAGTTTATGACAGATGCGTTATTGAAAAAGCAAAGCCTGGTATGTTTAAACAAACCACAGTCGATGATCAATGGCGTGTTGAAAGAACAGGTCACACCGAAGATTTTATGCGCAAGGAAGAACTTGAGCAACAACTAGATGCAGGCGGCGGCTTGCTTTATTTTATCATTCCTATGGATAGACATTGGTAACCTATGTTAGCGCATAAACTGTAACACTTTTGTAAATACAGTATGTTGAGAAACGACCTTAAAGAAGAATACAGAATATTCTATATGGTTAAAGGCCACCTCGACGCATCACCTCAAACAGTAATAGAAAGTTACAACGGATATTTTCGTCGACTATGGTTCGATGGAAGTAACGGCGCACCTTTGTACGACTATGAAGAACAGTTCGAACAAGCATGGAGTGACAGACAGAATGGTTTCACGGAAGATACAAGAACTTAGTAACGACGACTTGTCGTATTTAGAAAAACTATTAGGCGAGCAGTTTGCCAAAGAACTTGAAAGAGACAAAACTTGGGAACAAAAGAATAACTATAGTCGTCCAGGTGAAAAGAAAAGCAGACTCCTTCGCCTTATGAATGCCATCCGTGCTCAAAAAGATATTAAAAAGCGTACTGCTGAAAAATGGTAACTATTTTGTTTTGTAATAGTGTTTTTTTATTATATCATAGTTTAAGATAATATCTCTTTTTTTCCAAGGTGTTTTGGCAAATTTAATATTTTCTACTTTGCCGTTTATTGGAAGTTTCTCTACAAATGTATCTTTACATATTTCCTTGTAGGTTAAATCTATTGCAGCTTTAAAAGGTTTTGGATCAATTGATTTTATTACTTGATCTATTTTTCTAAAGTAAAGTATACCCTCATCAAAGTCTTTTAGACGTAATATAAATGGTACAGGAGTTATAGGATCTATATTCTTATTATAGACATATTGATGTCTTTGGGCAATCGCTTCACTTAATGTTTGATTAAAAAAATCATTTCTATAAGTTCTTATTAATATCCAGTTTTTTGGATCAGGTGGTAGCCAACCCCCTTCTAGTTTAAAATGGCTCTTTATCAAAATATTGTGTGTAATACTATCTATTTTTCTTAAATCATCTGTATTATCAGAAAGTATGGTAAGATCTCTAGTGTTTTCTTCAATATATCCCATTACTTTGTGATTACCAGATCTAGGGGCGCCGATTATTAATATTTTCATACTTTATTTATATAGGAAGATGTGTTATAAATATTTGTATGAAGATACAGGACTTTTTTGATACAGTAACCAAAACGGTTAGTTATGTAGTTGTAGATGATAGTAAGCAATGCGCTATCATAGACAGCGTTCTCGACTTTGACTTTGCTAGTGGCAGAACCAACACTGCCAATGCAGATAACATCATCCAATATATCCAAATGCACAACCTCACAGTTGAATGGATATTGGAAACGCATGTTCATGCAGACCATTTGAGTGCAGCACCTTACCTACAAGAAAAACTCGGCGGCGACATTGCCATAGGCGCACACATAATGACAGTGCAAGAAACCTTTGGAAAGATATTCAACGAAGGCACAGAGTTTGAACGTGATGGATCCCAGTTTGATAGATTGTTCCGTGACGGTGATGAGTTTATGATTGGCGAACTACGAGCACGAGTAATGCACACACCAGGACATACACCTGCTTGTCTAACCTATCTAATCGAAGACGCTGCCTTTGTAGGCGACACAATGTTTATGCCAGACTTTGGCACAGCAAGGTGTGACTTCCCAGGAGGTAGTGCCGCAGACTTATATGACAGCATTCAAAAGATACTTGCTTTACCAGATGAAACACGTATCTTTGTAGCACACGATTACGCTCCAGGCGGGCGTGATTATGCTTGGGAAACAACCGTAGGTGAACAGAAAGCAAAGAACATACAGATTGCTGGCAAGAGCAAATCGGAGTATGTGGAAATGCGTGAAGCCCGTGATGCCAAACTCGGTATGCCACAACTGATACTGCCCAGCATACAAGTGAACATGCGAGCAGGCGAAGTTCCAGAAACTATTAAGGTTCCAATCAACAAGTTATGAAACTAGAAGAACGTGATAACAAATATCTTGTAGTGGATGACAACAACAAAATACTGTTGATCACACACAGCAAAAACATTGCTAAAAACTTCTTGACAAAGCACTCCGAGTAGTGTATAAATAAACTGTTAGCGTTGAAGCAACGTGGACACATTCTGGACCCGGGGGCGGTACCCGGCGACTCCACCATAAGCACATGAGGATATAATGAGTTGGGATTGGCACTGGACAAGTTGGTTTAAAGGAACACCTTTTCAATGGGGTGACTTTAGATTAAATAGTGGCAAGCCATATAAAAGTTATAGACTTGGACCATTACTTATTCGTGTGTTTATGTAAGCACACTGTCTTGAACTAGAAGTGGCAAAGGCGACGAACAGACTAAGTTACCCTTATTCGAAAAGGGTTACATGGGGGCGGATCCCATAGTTAGTGTGTTTATGATGGGGTCGAAATAGGATCGACAGGTGTGAAAGTGAAGTGGAGTTAACCGGGTAACAGCGTAATAGGTTAAACTTTATAACTGCAAACACAAACGCAGCGCCAGCAATGGCAATCGCAGCCTGATTTAGGT